TTGGTGTAATGACTGGATTTAATTTCGATATTGCGTTTACTAAACGATTTAAGTTCAATTTTGCATTAAAAACATCATTCAATACAAACCCAATTGTACCCCAAACATATATGGGAATGATAGGAACTAAAGTGAATTTATAGTTCTAATATTAATTCCTAAATTGCAGTACGTTTTGTGTGATTTGGATTGTGTGTGCAATTAGGGGGATTTTATCCTCCTTTTTGCGTTATAAACAAAAATCCCCAAGGTCAATAACCAAGGGGATTAATTTACAACTATGAAAAAAATTAACTTACTCAAAATTTGTTCCCTACAAAGTTATGTTCTTTTATTTTAGATGTGGCTACATCAATGAACATTTCGTGGGTTGCAGTTAGGCCATCTCTATTCTTCATAAAGATGTATTCAATGGTATTATCAAACTCTACATTGTTATTGCCTTCTTCTTTAGCTCTTTCATACTTATAATAGTCATCTCTGTATAATCCAATAACTACGGAAGCATCTTGTTCTATTTGCCCAGAAGAACGTAAGTCAGACAGTTTTGGCCTATGTGAGCTTCTACCTTCTGATTGTCTATTTAATTGGGCAGCACATAGGAATGGAATATCTAGCTTCTTAGATAACTGTTGTATCTTCTTAGATACTGATCCCACTACGGCTGTTTCATCATTACTTTTAATGTTAGAATCAGTTATCAATTGCATATAATCAATAACCACCATTTTAATATCTTTCTCTCTTACTATCTTTTGCACTAAAGCGGATAAATAATTTATATCTCTATTAGCTCCATCATACCAAGTAATAGGTAGCTTTTCTAGCTTACTAATAGCTTCCTTTTGAATAGCTGAAAATTGGTCAATATTTATCCTTCCTGTCTTTATTTTAGAGTAAGGGGTATAACTATCCAATGTTCCAGAAATCATTCGGTAAATCAAAGATATCACAGGCATTTCTAGGGATAAGAATAATACATTATGCCCCATAGCGGAGGCATTCCTAGCGTGTTCTAGTAGACAAATAGTTTTACCTTGTCCTGGCCTTGCAGCAAATAGGATAACATTACCTTTAAGCCATCCACCTGTAATATCATCTAACTTAGGATAACCTGTAGGAACTCCTGCAGTTTGTCCATTAGTCATTACATCTCCTAGGTTATTTAAGGCATCCACTAAGGCAGACTTCATATCTACAATCTCCTTATCGTCATCCTTAAACATCTCCTGATTAGTAATGGAGTTTACCTTATCTACCAAAGAAAAGTAATCTGATCCGTTAGCTAAATCATTAGTGATTTGTCTTGATAAGTCCATTAAATCCCTTTTACCTTTCAATTCAGCTAGGTAAATAAGCAATTCATTGGTACTTGTTGATGAATGAGTGGTTGTGGAGGCTAATAAAGTAGCCCAATCATTGTTTCCGCTTGATTTAAGCCTCAATACTACATCCGTTAAGGTATAGTTACCCTTTTCAGAAAATAACTCAGCACAAGCCAAAAATACACTTCTTGTTTGTTCGAAGTGAAATATGTTTGGTTTGATTATTTTTTGCACTTGCTTAAATGCTGAAGGATTAGAAGTGATTAGTGATATAACTTCCTTTTCCGCATCTAAGTCGGTAAATGATATTTTCTCTTTAGCTTTCATAGTTGTAACTCTTAATTTTAATCGAATCTAAATACTATATTCTTTTTAGCTTCTTGGGCTTTTGGTAAGTACATTTCATCCTCCCAAGTTCTTTGATTTAAGTAAGTAAAAGGGTCTTTTCTAAACTTAACATCTGGAGTTGCCTTTAAATAATGTGGAAGGGTTGCAAATATAGCATCTATTTCTTTCCAAGTAAGCTTTAAGAATCTAGGTTTTGCTTTAATTTGACCTGTTTTCTTATTGTATGTATTCCAAAACTCTAAGAATTTAGCTTCTTTCTTCTCTACATCTTCCAGGATATCTTGAGAATTAACCATAGGAATAGCTAATGGCTCTAATTCTTTAGTCTTAGTGTATAGAATTTCTAACCCAGGAGTAGCTGTAAGCTTAGTTTGATTTAATGAAGCTAATAATTCTTCATCCCTGATCACTAAATTCATATTAGATAAAACTTCTTGAAAGAAATCTCCTAATCCTAGCATCTTATTTCTCATCTCATTAAAGCATATACTGTTAAACCACCAATTACACCACCTAGCACTAAACCTATGATTAAGGCTGAAAATACAGCATATTCAACAAATTTAAGTGCTTTCTTAATGTCTTCACGCATTTCATTTTCCATTTTCTTGTTGTTTATAAGTTTCGTTGTAATATTGTTCTGAACTCTTACTTTGTTTTAGACCTTGATTTATACGACCATCAATATAAGCCATCATTATATGCTCTTTCTCCATTTGTTTGGCTTTAATAATAATGTTATCTAATACATCATAATTAATTATTACTTCATTGTTAATACTATAATTACATTCAAAGTGTAGCAATTCTTCAAGCCACTCTACTGGTGTCTGATTTCCCATTATTTCTTTTCTAAAGTTGCAATTACATTACTAAATCCATCTTCACTCAATAATTTTCTTTGGAGTTCTCCTGTATGAATTTCTTGCTTGAAGTCTTCTACAGCTTCAGTAGCATTTTCTACTTTGTCATCAATAGTGAATAACAATCTTAATTCATATTTTATAAGTGCCATTATACCAATCTTTAAATTTCTTAATTCTTATAAACGCTGCTCTTTCTTCAGCTCCTTTGTTATTTAATAATCTGGTTTTCCAGAGTTCTAATGTGTAGTGAGAGTTATGAATAATGTGGCCATCAAAAGAAATAAAGTCAATCAATGGCTCATTATTCTTCATAAACTCATCTACCCATTCAACAGCTTTCTGGTTGTAAAATGCTTGGTTTTTTCCTTGGCCTATCATTTCTTAATACTAAAAACCCATTTACATTTACTTCCATCTTAATCTTCTGATCACAAGACATACATCTGTACATTACAGAATATTCGGCTAAACTTTGATCAAAGTAATCCCATAATTGCTGTACAGGATGCTTGTGTCCACATTTAGGACACTCTGTTCTGTCTGTTTTTATTGCTTTTCTCTGCATTGGTTAATTTTAATAATCTGTAAGCCTCTTTTAACATTTTAGCTTGGTGTGTCCAGGCTTCTTGCATTGTGTAACCTAATTGATTACGTTTTTGATCTTGGCTAATAATTGAGCCATCAGCGTGAATAATTTGTGCCATTAGAATAAAACTTTAGATACATAATATTGATTAACATCCTTGGTAGCAAAAGGACCATGGTATAAATGATACATACCCATAGCGTGTTCTACTTTCATTCTTCCAGATTCCATAAACTCATCGGAGCATAAAAAATGGCCTAATCTATTAGTTCCTTTTTCAATAACAATAAAGGCTAATTCCTTGCCAAACAGGTGATTGTAGATAAATGCTTGAGAATCGTAATTATACTTTTTAGCGGAATACTTAAAATCATCTAATGAAGTTGTAGTCTTTAAATCGTAGATAAAATCTCCATTAATGATATCAGCCTTACCTTTCCAAAGTAAACCTTCAATTTCACCAATTGCTGGCACTTCGTATTTAATGCCACTATCCCAAACTAACTTAGATAAATCGGTATTAGCTCTTAGTGCTTTAACCATTTCATCTACTTCTTCAGCTTCCTTAACCAATAACATAAAAGGCTCATTGCTTTCTTTGCAAGCATCCTTGTAAATGTTAGTAGTTCTTGTGGAGGCATCAACTAAAGGGAATGATTTTAGTTTGTGAGGCTCTAAGCAAGCTGTATGGAAGTAACTACCTTGTAGCATTGCTAAAGTCTTTTCAGACTTCTTCTTAAACATTACAGGGTTATTAAGTAAAACTCCAATGTCAGAATTAGACAAGTAGCTTCTACCTAAGCCATTATAATATTCATTGTCATCTTTTAACGCTTGTATGATTTGATCGTGTGTCATAATTTTTCTAGTTCTTGTTTAACTTCTTGCCAAAATTCCGTTAGATAGATATCAAACTTCGTGAATCCATCATTATTTAATATCTCGTTTACTGCAATTAAAGCACATTCTTTGGCGTGTTTAAATATGCTATTAACGCTTTGTTCGTATGTAAAATAAACCCAATATTTACGATATAATTCTTCTGCTTTTTCTTTGGGTGTCATTGTCTTGCTATGATTTTATACTTATTCTTAAAATAATCTTTTACTACCCCATTAGGTGCAAATTCTTCGAAATCAGAAGGAAATACATCATTCATCATGAACTCAAGCATTGCAAAGGTGTAATCCCAATAGGCATTAGAGAGAATTAATTCATTAGCCTCTCTAAACTCCTTATCAATTATTTCTTCGTTCATCTTTAATTATGTTTATTTCTTCTTCTATTTGATTGTCAAAGATTCTTTTGTACACATGGCTATGAACTATAGCTTGAGTATATTTTCGTGCTCTAAATGGAATCTTTCCTTTTTCATTAAGCCTATCTGCAATATTTTGATAGACTTCTGTGAGGGTTTCACCCCTTGATAATTCTATATCTATCATAATAATATAAATTCAGTTATGTTACTTATTGGAATGAGCATCTCCTGTACAAGCTTAGGAAGTCTTTCTTTCTTCTTTGTTACAGGATTTTCTTCTATAATCATCAAAGAATTATTAATAAAAGGCTTTGGATGCTTGATTCTCAAACAAATTAATGAATCTGTATATCCTAAAACTACAGCTTCTATGCTTTCTAAACCTTTACCTAGCTTATAGGTAATTAAGGCTCTCCTATTTAGATTCTTTTGAACTACTCTTAGGAGAAAATTAGTCTCTCTTTTCATTAGAATGGAAGTGCATCACTTGGGTCTTCAGCTACTAAATCAAGATTAGGTGAATTATCAGGTAAAACACCAAACTTCTCATTAAATTCTGGAGTTGCTGTAATCTTTTTAGCTAACCATTCGGGTAAACCCATAAATACTTCTTGATTCCAATCCGAATAAGATAAAATTCTTGTAGGATTTACCTGATCAGGACAAGTTAAACCCTTAGGAATAGGAGAAATACTGTTAATGTTAGCATAAGTCTTAGTGCCATCGGCAGACTTCTTATGAGTAATGTTAAGCATACAAGCTTTGCCCACTAATCTAGTAATGTCAAAGTTCTTAGCCTCCTCATCTGTAAATGTTGCTCCTCTCCAAGCTTCTAAATGCAATCTAAGCGTAGCTTTTTCGTGGAATGATAGATTATACTCCTTAGAGATAACAAATGGCTTCTCAGGCTCTCCTTCACGGAATACAGCAGTTTCTAAAGGTAATTCAAAGTCTACAATCACTTTGTGGCCTACTTTCTTCTCACCTTTGTATTCTGTTTCTTCTGTACCTACTTCAATCATTCCGTAGCATCTAGCAACGTGAGAGCCTGCAGGTGTAACTTGTTTTGGATAATTTGATCCACTTGATTTTGCGATAATTGCCATAATTTTATTGTTTATTTAATTTCTTCTAAAGTAAATGTAGTTTTATAATGACCTTTCATTTTTATTTCAAATATAAAAACATGGTCTAATTCATCTTCTTGCTCTCTTAAATAGCTTATTGCTTTATCAATAGTAGGTTCTGGATAAATCTCATCATGAGAATTTAAAATCGCTTCGGATGAAGCATAATAATAAATAACTTCCTTTGGGTCTACAGTAGGAATTACTGGTTTTTTAGGTCTTCCCATAATAATTATTGTTTAGGATAATGTAAATTCAAACTTGTTTTGAGGATGTGTAAAAGTGACTGAACCACTAGGATTAACCCTACTATTATATCCACTTTTAATAAATTTTACTGCTAGGGTGGCCTTGTATTCTGCCTGGGCAGTTGCTGGCTGATTCTTCCAAATAGATAAAATCCAGAAGTCTTCCTTGGTTATACCAATACGTTCTAACTCCCAGTTAAATAATTTTAAGTTTTCTTCCATAATATTTTTGTTTTGTGTGATACAAATGTAGTATGTTATTTATTGTTTACAATAATATTTAAAAATATTTTCAAAAATTAATGATATTTAGAATTATTCTAAATAAGTATTGTTGAAATAATCATTATTATAAACCTGATTGTCTTTAATAGCATCCCTAAAACCATCATCATAAGCTATGTTAGTAAGTTCTTCTTCTAAAGCTAAATAGAAGCTTATAGGCTTAACTTTATTGTCTTCTAAGTCCTCTAAATACTGTCTAAATGCTGCTTTCATTTGCGTATGGGTTTTTAGTTGTTAAGAATCTATAATAATAGATGTATTGTGAATTATCTGAGTTCTTCGCATTAGTCCCATATCTTAATTTAGCATGAGTGCTAAATCTTCTAAAGTATGTAATCATCCAGCTATCGTACTCCGTGTCCCTAACCCAAACAATATCCCCTGGCTTAGGTGCTGGCTCAGGTCGATCCTGGCTGAATCCTTCAAGGGTGTATTCGGTGAAGGATAAGGTAGGTTTAAATTGATTTCTTTTTTGATAATCATATAATGCTCCATTTTCATCATAATAAACACTTGTTCCAGTGTCGAATAAAACTTCAAAACTACGTTCTGAAGCATTTACTTTGACAAATTCACCCCAACCTAACATTGCATCATATACTCTATCACCTTTTTTAAATACTGTATCCATATTAATGATGCCAAGCACGTTTAGTTTTGTTATGTAATTCTTTTTTTAATTCGTCAATTTCAGCTTTTAAGCCTTTAATCTCATCTTCTTGAGACATTATAACCCTGTTAAGATTATAGATAATTCTTTTTTTAGTCTCATGTGATGCTTCTATATTACCTAATTCTGGATAATTACCAGAAGCAAGCACCTTCTTTAGCTTTTCCAGGTACAATGTAAAGTCCATTGATTCCTGTTTAGCGTGTTCTATCCAATCTTCTATGGATAAATCCTCTCTATCAAGAGTAACACCATATTTTTTCTCACCAAATTCAGCTCTAATCTGATATTGCTGAATAATTTCACTAACTATTGAGTCCATTTGTATTAATATCTGTTGTTAAAATTATGTTATACTCTAATAATAAATCATTGATCCGTTTATTAAGCTCATGCTTCTTATCGTATGGCATTTCATCCAAGAATAAACCAATTTTAAAGAAGAAGTGCATAACATTAGCAGCATTTACAAATTGCTCCAATACATTACCCATATCAACGCCATCGGTATTTTTATTGGTAAAAACGTGATCAACTGATTTTTCTAATTCTTGCTTTAACTGGTTTGTTAGAAGCTTAACCTTCCTAACATTGTAGGAACTGTGTACCCATTTCTCATCAACAAAATCTGTCATAAAGTTGCATAGGGCATAATAAGTCAGGTAATTGTGTGATTGCTCTTTTGTCATCATAGTTGTTAAAAATTAAATTAAAAAAAAATGCTGTCTTTCCAGCAGTCGGTATTTTTTACGCTTCCTAGAGTTATTTCTTAACCCTGTTCGACTCGTAGCGTATGAGTTTGGCAACCTTCTATGCAACTCTGCCAACACTTCTATTGTTGCATCAGGTACGGTAGTCAGGACAGGATTATTTCAAACTTGCCCTATATCTTTTAGCCATCATTGTGTTAATAGCTTTACATTCATTACATCTACATCCCCTTAAATAAGCACCTCTACTTGGATGTTTCTTTAATTTTTCAGTATTCCATCCAAATATAATTCTATTTTTATCAACAGCATCTTGATGATTATCTTTTGCTGTACCTAAAAATAAATGTTCAGGATTAACACATTTTCTATTATCACAAGTATGGCAAACATACATCCCTGTTGGTATCTCTCCTTTATGAATAATATAAGACACTCTATGAGAATCTACTACTTTACCATTTATTTTGAATGCACCATAACCCGCTTTACCTCTACTTCCAGCCGTCCACAACCAACAAGTATCAGTCTTATTTACCTTATCAAAAAATCTTTTCATATATCTATTATTTTATAGTCATAAATATACGAACCTTTATTAAATAATCCAATAGTTAGGAGTAATATTTCTACTACTCCTATACATATTGGTCAGTCGAGGGCAGGATTCGAACCTGCATGATAACATGACATTATCTACGTTAGCAATTACACTTGCTCATCTTCGGGTGTGATCCCTTTTACGTTAGCGTATACCATCGGCTGGGAAACCCCTTATACAACCCATTCCGCCACCTGACTATATTATAAAAATTTTAATTCAAACTCAATTCTTGGGGTAATCTTATCAACTCCTTTTCTAACGTGGAGTAAAACGCATTTGTTGTCATTCTTAAAGGCTTTTACCTTCTTTTGAAGTGTATCTAGGATAATCTTTAAACTACCATCTATATCGCTTCTATTGCTTTGAAAGTATACATCTAGGTATAGCTCAAAAAATCCTTCGTGCTCTAAATCTCTGTATTGTACACATTGCAAGTAAAATGATTCCTCGTAATCAATTACAGCTTTCTTCTTGTACATAAAGTGTCCAGACATTCTATAACCATTAGACTTACTTGGCACTTGGCCATAGATTATTTGTTTCATACCCAAAAATAAAATTTCCAAAAAGTGATAAATTTAGAAAATAGGAAAAAAAATTTTTCAAATTTTACTGCAATACACCTTTATTAATCACTGTTTTTAACCCTTATCTTCAGCCAATAAAACGGCTATAAAGTCTTTGAAAATTTGTGGCCAATGTTTCCCATATCTATTCTCAACTTGATTCTTTAAATGAATCGGAATTCTGAAGGAAACTGTGGTCGAAGGAGCTAGTTTTGGCCTCCCAGCTTTTCTCTTATTTTCTACTGTTTTTATTCTTGGCATTTTGCTGTCATTTTGATAGGACAAATGTAAACATTTATTATTCATAGTTGCAAACATTTATTCGTTATTTTTAAAAAGATTTTCAAAGATTGCGTTTAAGAGCTGTATGCCAAACAAAAATAAAAGTTACAACCAAGGCAATCACAAAAATCACCAGGTAAAAACCAATTTGCTCCAGATTTCGGCCAGGACTATCAGCTTTTTTGGCTCTCGGGAGTTCACCCACTTTTTCCCCAATTCCCTGAAAATTCTGACTTGTCATTTTTTGCTTATTTAGAAACATTCTAAATAGTGCTTTTGATCCTGTACTGGTTTTGTATGCTTTCATATTAATCTAAATTTTGTACTCTAATAGGGTTTATTTTGCTTGTAAGCGTTTAAAATGTTTTTAACGTGTACTTTATTAGGTTAGTGTATTTTAGGGCCTTAAATTCAAAGTATTGAAGCCCTGGTAATACCTTGCAATTGGTCCAGGGTTTGACCTGGTTTAATTGTTTTGTCCTGGGCTCTTTCCTTTGATCCTGCAGGGTTTAAACCTGGGCAGTAATAGTAATACCCCAGAAACGTAAAAAGCCCTAAACAGGGCCTAAATAAATAAAGCCCTAAAAGGGCCTTAAATTTGGGGTTTATTAGTGTACCCCTATTAATAACACAAAAGGCCCTTAATTAGGGCCTAATGTAATTTAACTAAATGTATCTATATATTTTGTCAAGGTTCGATTTACGTTAAAAAAGGTCAATTCGATCCTTTTACCTGTATTCCTGAATTCTACAGGTAAGCAAGCTAAAAAGCTATTTTTTATTTCTGTTAGGGATTTATAGCCAAAATAACGGTTTTTGTCTATAATTTCCCCCCTGTAGCGGCAAATTACTATAATTTGATCGCTGGGCCTTACTGTGAAACGCTGCACTATTTATTAAATTTGTCTAATAACATACCCATTACCACCCCCTGTGCCTCGCTTTCGTGAAAATCCACTCTAATAGCGTGATTTTTACCGTAAAAAGTTAATTTAATATGCTTTTTATTATTTACCTGGTAGATAGTATTCAAAATTTCTGGATCTATTCCTAATTCTTGAATAGGTTCTTTTTGTGCATCTGGTTTGTGCAATACAGCCTCACAATTAGGATATTTACCAATTCTCGAAAATTCAAGTGAACTAAACACAGGTAAAAACCCTATTACCTTTTTATTGTCTGAAATTTCTATTAGATCGCTTTCAGGTTTAAATTTAAAAATACAGCCTTTTGCAGCCTTTGAGTTTTTCCAGTCCTCCCCCTTGAAATACATTTCTGCACCGTATTTTTCTGTCAATTGATCAAATAAGGGCCTAGGAATAACCTCATAAAAGGGAATTTTTATCAATATAGTTGCATCTGTTGCATAAAAATTGCCCTCTAATAACTGAATATATTCCATTGTTGGACGATATCCCCCCGCTTTTGCTGTAGCTAAATTTAAGTTTTTCATTTTTTTAAAGTTTTATAAGTGATAAAATAAAGGTTTGTTAAAATGTTATTTTGCGTATTCTTGTAAGTAATATTTAAATAATTCTAAAAAGGTGAAATTTTTGCCGTATTGGGTGCACTGGGTTTGAGTCAATCCCCCTGGTATGTTTATACAGTTATCAGAAGCGGCCCAGATATCAAAATCCTCCTTTGCATTTATTGCGTTTTCTATATAATTATAGTCTAGTTCCTCATTAATAAACTCGTATAAACCGAAATAAGCTAATTGTGAAATATTGGTAGCGTCTCCTAGTTCATAGCCTGTAAAACTTGTAAGGCTTAAGGCTTCGGCTATTTCGAAGCAATCTTGATAATAAATAACTTGATTGTCTAGGTCCGCTGCAATATGATCACCTATATAATCGGCTCGATCTAAATCACCGTCTAAAATAGCTTGTAATAAAAGGTCTTGTAAGTCCTCAATATAACCGTATTTATTAAAATTGTTCATAGCTGTAAATTTTAAAAGTTTAAAGAAAGGATTAATAAAGTAATAAAGACAGTAAGCGAAGCGAAAAGCATCTCGTCTTTTTGGGCCTCCATTGGTTCACCTGAAAGGGCCGTTAATAAGTTTGATAAGAATTTCATATTATTTGCGATTTAAAAAGATGTTTAAAAAAGAAAAGATCATAACGAAAAAAGAGAAAGTAAAAACCACTAAGTAATTTTCACGTAATGGCTGGTTATCCATTACAGCCGCTTCACTTGCTTGAAACATTGAAATAATCATAATAACAAGGCCCATAAATAAAGTAACGAAAGCCGCGTTTTGTGCCTGTTGTCTAGGATTTTTGATAGCTTGATTTTTCATAATTGTAAAAGTTTAAAATGTTAAGGATTAGAAAAGTGTTGAAACAATTGCAGCACCTGCACAAAATACCATTGCAACAGATAAAGCAAAGAAAGC